CTCAACTTCAGGGAGAATTCTTTACTCGTCTCAAAACTATTCTGACAAATGAGAATGTTGAGTATGAAGACAAAGTTCTCGCGAAGCTTGTCAAGAGGTATTATCCTGATTGGCGTCGTCTTATTAACGAGTGCCAGCGTTATGCTGCCACAGGGAGTATTACTTCTGCTATCCTGGTTGATGTTGCAGATGTTAATCTGGACTCTCTACTTACATCTCTGAAGAAGAAAGACTTTACTACAGTCAAGAACTGGGTAGTTCAGCATCTGGATAACGATCCCAGTATGGTGATGCGTAAGATCTATGACAGTTTGTATGGTGTATTGAAACCTGCTTCTATTCCCGAAGCTGTTCTTATCATTGCCAAATATATGAAGGACATTACTATTGTTCCCGATCAAGAGATCAACCTGTTGGCATGTCTAACAGAGATCATGATGAGTTGTGAGTTTCGATGACACTGCTCAAATTCATTGAGAAGGAACCTAAATTTATTATGATGGAGGAAATGTATGAGCGACTTGAAAAAGAACCAGAGAGGCAATGGGAATACATCAAAAGTCAAAACTACACCCGAGAATGTAGCAGAAGCAAATGAAGCATTGTTTCATGCTACAATGAACCTACCCCATGCTGCTGCTCATTGTGGAATGACAGAGCGTGAAATGAAAATGATCTTTCGTGAATACCTTAAATACCATGCCCCAAACATTGAAGTCATTGAAGACACCCCTCAGGTATCCAGGGGGGAAGAGTCGTGCCCTGAGTAAACTCTTTCAGTATATTCCCAACCTGAAAGATTACACTGAGTATCGTGAACCATTTATTGGTGGCGGTTCTGTGGCATTGGAAATCGGTAAACGATATCCACACCTAGACATCTGGGTCAATGATCTTTATGGACCACTCTATAACTTCTGGCGAGTGCTTCAGGATCAGGGACAAGAACTTTCTGATCTGTTGAGAGATTCTAAGAACGCCCATCCAGAACCAGTATCCGCAAAAACTTTATTTCTAGACGCTAAGGAGAGACTAAACGATGATTCAACATCCGACTTATTTGCTGCTGTGTGTTTTTATATTGTTAATAAGTGCTCTTTCTCTGGTCTCACTGAGTCCAGCTCATTCTCCAAGCAAGCGTCAGTTAGCAACTTCTCGATGCGAGGCATTGATAAACTCCCTGAATATTCAAGAATGATTTCTAAGTGGAAGATTACTAATCTATCCTACGAAGAACTATTCAGCGACAGCAAGTCAACCTTTGTTTATCTTGATCCTCCCTATGAGATCGGATCAAATCTTTATGGTAAACGAGGCAACATGCATAAAGGATTCGACCACGATTTGTTTGCTAGTGATTGTGATCGCTTTATTTCCCATCAACTTGTGTCATACAACTCATCGCAACTGATCCGAGACCGCTTCAAGCAGGGGTGGACAGCTGCTGAATTTGCACACACTTACACCATGAGGAGCGTGGGGAGTTATAATACAGATCAAGCGTCTCGCAAGGAACTCGTCCTTACCAACTATGAAATGTGAAGTTACCCTGTACGTAGCAGGCACCGTGTTCAAGGAGCAGGTCATTGCTCGTAATTATGAAGAAGCGAGACAAACTGCTGTCGCAAGAAACCCTACTGCTAAAATTGTGAGTGTAACTGCTGTATTTAAATGAACATCTTTGTTACTGATGAATCACCATGGCGGTCTGCTGCTGTCCTACCGGACAAGCACATCGTTAAGATGCCCCTAGAGACATGCCAGATGCTCTCTATAGTTTCTTCTAAAAAATGGGGACACAATTACGGCACACTGCCTAAAGCAGATGGTATGCCCTATGCTACGAAGAAGGGAGCATTTCGTAATCACCCCTGCACTAAGTGGGCAAACAAAACTGTAGCAAATACTAGGTGGTTGCTTGCTCATGGGTTTGCTTTATGTCAAGAGTATACTGCTAGGTATGATAAAGTTCATACATGTTTTGCTGCACTTCTTGTTGCCGATAAAATTATCCCTGATGTGGGTTGGGATGATCACACTCCTTTCGTTCGTGCAATGCCAGACGAATATAAATTTGACGATAGTATCACTACTATCGAAGCATACAAGATGTATATTGCATCCAAACCATGGGTATCTGACAACTACCTACGACTACCACACCGCAAACCTGACTGGATTTAATAATGTATCAACTGAAAGACTACCTTTATTCAATTAACCAATCAAAGAAAAGTATCTTAGATGATGACATTGATGGTGAGCGAGGGTATCCTCCTTATATTGTTAATAGGTGCTTGTCTTCTTTCACTGATACTATCTTATACGTAAATGAGATGAATAAAAACTCTCACCTTGACAAGAAGATGCAATATGACTTTTTACTAAATAGTGTGAAACCGAGGAAGCGTTTCTCTCCTTGGGCACGAAAAGATTCTATTGATTATCTTGAAGTAGTTAAAGAGTATTATGGTTATAATGACGATAAAGCACTCCAAGCTCTCAGGATTCTTACCAAGGATCAATTAGATCATATTACCAAGGTATTGAATAAAGGTGGAAAAACATGAATGATGAAACTATAATCCAGTGGAAACAAACTGATATGGTCGAAGTGGTTCTTGGTGAACCAGATGACTTTCTTAAAGTGAGGGAAACTCTAACACGTATTGGGGTAGCATCTCGCAAAGAAAAAAAGATCTATCAGTCCTGCCATATTTTACATAAGCAAGGTAAGTATTATATCGTTCACTTTAAAGAGTTGTTTGCCCTGGATGGCAAGAATACAAATCTTTCTTTGAATGATGTTCAACGTCGCAATCGTATCATTCAATTGCTTAGTGATTGGGGATTGGTTTCTGTTGTTAATATAGAAACCATTAGTGATCTTGCTCCGTTAAATCAAATTAAAGTCTTGTCGTTCAGAGAGAAAGGCGAATGGACACTTGAGTCCAAATATAATATCGGTCGCAAAAAAACTGCGGTAGAGTAAACCGTAAACTTTAATAAGGAAACCCGTTATTAAAGGTTAAACTATTATCGTTAAATAAGAGTGTGATGCCTAACGGGTCGCATATAAACGTCGCTTATTTAAGGACATGGTAAATATTAACTGGGAAACTTATACTCCCTATTCAATCGGATTTGATGAAACATTCAGTAGACTGGAATCTATTGCGGGAGGTGGATCAAATTACCCACCTTACAATGTGGTGGACGGACATGATGGCAGAACCCTGCTGGAAGTCGCTCTTGCAGGATTTTCAGGAGGAGATATTGAAGTTACAACAGAACGAAATGTTCTAACAGTATCTGCTAAGAAAGCACCACCAGATAAAGAACGTAAATATTCTCATAAAGGAATCTCATACAGAACCTTTGCTCGCAACTGGCAAATGGCAGATGATGTAGAAGTGGAAGAAGTAAAATTTGAAGACGGTCTTCTCACAGTTATTCTGGTTAAGAACCTACCAGAGAAACAGAAACGAAAGACTTGGTTCTAAATAAAAACGAAAGGCACTTGACGGTGCCTTTTTTTAATGCTAAACTTAGAAAGAACTCATAATAACTATGGCAGTATCAATCCTAACTTTGAAAACTGGCGATCGTGTTATTGCTGAACTGAAAGAAATCTTTGATGGGGAGGGCGACGACAAACGTGGAGTTTGCCTTCTCATGGAAGAACCTTATGTATTAAATCTTGAGGGAGGTAATCCTCAATACCTTACTGAAGAGTATGGTATGGAATACCAAATCAAATTTAGTAAGTGGAATCCCTATTCTTCAGACTGGCAATTTAAGATGCCTTATGATTGCATCATGACAATCAGCAATCCCGAACCAGGTCTACAAGAAGCATATGAAAATAAAATCACAGAAAAACGAGCAAAGCAAAATGACGGAACAGACACAGGAAGCACCACAACTGAGGACGAATCATAATATTCGTTTAGTTATTCTAGATACTAAAGAAACAATTCTTTGTCTCTTTGGTGAAGTCCAAGACGATACAAAAAATATTGTTGGATATAGAATGATGTATCCATTTTCACTTTCTCTTGGGGATCCAAATGATGATGGAACAATTCCTATCTCGTATACACGGTGGTGTCCTTACACACCAGTTCAAGAGTTTAAGTTAACTGGAGATCATATCATTAGTGTTACTTACCCCGATGATAACATTCTTACTAACTATACTGCTGAATTAGCGCAGTATGGTATTACCGACAAAGAATTATTTTTTACTGAGGATACTAATGGAGATAACAGCGAACCTGATCAAGCTACAGAATGAGTGGATCATCGCTCAGGTAGAACCTGCTGAGGGGGACAGTATACCAGGTGACCCTGATGTGTGGATGATCGAACCCTATGTGGTAGACTGTGAAGGTCAGATAAATCAATGGGCTCCTCATGCTGCTGAACGTGAATTCAACGTTAGGTCTTCTGACCTGACTGTTGTGACTAATCCAAGCAAGTCTTTACTTGCTCGTTATATCGAATCTCTTGAATGAAGTTTTACACTAGTGTTGAGCAAGCAGGCAATCGTCTGCTTGTCCGTGGTTATGAGAATGGCAATCGCTACAGCGTGAGGGTTCCTTTCAACCCCACGATGTATTTGCCTAGTAAGAATTATTCTGAGTGGAAAACACTAGAAGGTGATTGTGTAGAACCACATAAGTTTGGTTCTATCAATGATGCTCGTGAGTTCATCAAACAATACAAAGAGGTAGATGATTTTGACATCTATGGAAACTCTCGTTTCCTGTATCAGTATATTGCGGAGCAGCATCCTGAAGAGGAACTGAAGTTTGACAGCACCAAGATCCGTGTCTTTACAATTGACATCGAGACTGCTGCTGAGAACGGGTTCCCTAACATCGAGACGGCGGACCAAGAGATCCTTGCTATCAGTATCAAGGACTCCTTCACAGGTCGTATAACGGTCTTTGGTGCCCGTCCTTTCAACAACCAGGACAACATGGTTGACTACATGCACTTCAGGTCTGAGGAGACTATGATGGGTGCCTTCCTACAGTATTGGCAGGAGAACTATCCTGATGTAGTTACAGGGTGGAACTGTCAACTGTTCGATATGCCATACATCCATAATCGTATCAATCGTATTATGGGTGAGAAATTTGTGAAGTTGTTGTCGCCTTGGAAACTTGTGTCGCAACGTGAGATCTTTATCAAAGGTCGTAAGAACTTCTCTATCGATATGCTTGGCATCTCGCAACTCGATTACCTTGAGTTGTATAAGAAGTTTACTTACACCAACCAAGAATCATATCGTCTAGACCATATTGCTTTTGTTGAACTTGGATCTAAGAAACTAGATCACTCAGAGTTTGACACATTCAAGGAGTTCTATGAAGGAGACTGGCAGAAATTTATTGAATATAATATTCATGACGTTCGTCTGGTGGATCAACTAGACGATAAGATGAAGTTAGTTGAACTCGCATACACCATGGCATATGATGCTAAGGTAAACTATGAGGACGTATTCTCACAGGTTCGTATGTGGGATAACTACATCTATTGTGAACTGCTTAGGCGTAAGATTGCTATTCCCCCTAAGAAGGAAAGCGCAACTAAAACAGAGAAGTATGCTGGTGCTTATGTTAAGGAACCGAGACCTGGATTCTATGATTGGGTGGTGTCTTTTGATCTCAACTCTCTGTATCCTCATCTCATTATGCAGTACAACATCTCGCCCGAGACCCTTCTTGATAAGAGACATTCAACAGTTACAGTTGATAAGATCCTTGAGGGAGAAGTAGAGATTGATGGTGAGTATGCTGTGTGTGCTAATGGAGCTCAGTATCGTAAAGATAAGCACGGGTTCCTGCCACAAATGATGAAGAAGATGTATGACAGTCGTGTTATATTCAAGAAGAGAATGATCAAGGCAAAGCAACAGTATGAGAAGACTCCTACTGTTGAACTCATGAAAGAGATCGCCCGTTGTAATAACATCCAGATGGCAAAGAAGATCTCTTTGAACTCTGCTTATGGTGCTATCGGCAACGAACACTTCAGGTATTATCGTCTTGCTAATGCTGAGGCAATCACTCTATCCGGTCAGGTTTCCATCAGATGGATTGAGAGCAAGATGAACCAGTACCTAAATAAACTGCTCTCTACAGATTCGGTTGATTATGTCATCGCATCTGACACTGACTCAATTTATCTTAATCTCGGACCTCTTGTTGATAAATTTTTTGGTGCTAAGTCTAGCGACAAAGCAGCAATTGTTTCCATACTTGACAAGATCTGTGAAGACAAGTTGGAACCATTCATCGAATCCTCTTATCAGGAACTTGCGGATTACGTTGCGGCGTATGATCAAAAGATGAG